CGCAAAGAGGGCAAGTCCGACAAGGGCGGTTTGAACGCCAAAGGACGTGCCTCTTACAACAAGGCCAACCCCGGCAAGCCCGGCCTGAAGGCTCCCCAGCCCGAGGGCGGCAAACGCCGCGACTCTTTTTGCGCCCGTATGGAAGGCATGAAGAAGAAGCTGACCAGCGAGAAGACGGCCAAAGACCCCGACTCGCGGATCAACAAAAGCCTGCGGGCTTGGAAGTGCTGATATGACTCAACACGACACAGCAAAAGCAGTTGCAGATGGCGCAGCAGTCTTAACAACTGTTGGCGTTATGGCTACGTGGCTTCCACCTTTGGCTTCTTTGTTCACGATCATATATCTTGGGCTCCGTATTTGGGAGTCTGATACTGTTCGTGAAATGACCAATCGTACTAAGGCTGCAAATGCCATCGACGAGTAAAAAGCAACACAACTTCATGGCGGCGGTGGCTAATAACCCGTCGTTTGCGAAGAAGGTAGGCGTCCCACAGTCTGTGGGCAAAGATTTTTCAAACGCGGACAAAAACCGCAAATTTAAAGAAGGTGGTGATACTATGGCTACAAAAATGAATCCCGGTTTCATGGCTATGATGGCCAAGAAAAAAGGTGCCCCTGCTAAGAAAATGGCTATGGGCGGCATGACCAAGATGGGCTCCGTCAAGACAGCTGCTCCAAGCAAAGACGGTATTGCCGTTAAGGGCAAGACCAAGGGCAAGATGGTCACCATGAAATCCGGCGGCAAGACCTGCTAAGGAACTGACATGATGGCCAGTCGCGGCATGGGGGACATCTCCCCCTCCAAAATGCCTAAAGGTGTGCGTAAAGCCCGCCGGGATGACACCGACTTCACGCAGTACGCTGAAGGCGGTAAAGTCAATGCGGCTGGCAACTACACCAAGCCCAGTCTGCGCAAGCGGATTGTGAGCCAAGTCAAGGCGGCTGCAACGCAAGGCACAGGGGCAGGCCAATGGTCGGCCCGCAAAGCCCAGCTGGTGGCCAAGAAGTACAAGGCCGCAGGGGGGTCTTACCGTGACTAAGGTCTGCAAACACTGTGGAAGCGAAAAGCCGCAAACCGATTTCTATTTGTTTTTTGACAAATGGGCCGGTAAAAGCTACATGAGCGCTCGGTGTAAACCTTGCCACCAGCAACACAAAAAGCAGAACCCTAATACGCCAAGAAACAACAAAGCCGAAAAGTTGCAGTTGCGGTACGGGTTGACGTACGAGCGCTGGGAAAACCTGCGCGAAGCCGAAAACTACGCTTGCATGATTTGCGGCATAACCGAAGACGAGATGGGGAAGCGCCTTGACGTAGACCACTGCCATGCTTCAGGTAAGTTTCGGGGCGTCTTGTGTAACCCTTGTAACAATATTTTGGGGCACGCCCGTGATAACCCGGCTATTCTTGAAGCTGCTGCCAAGTATTTGTACGAGAACGCAGATGGCTACAAAGGGGGACTGACATGAAAGCGCCCCAGAAATCCCTCAAAGACTGGGGCGACCAGAAATGGAGAACCAAAAGTGGAAAGCCGTCTAGTAAAACAGGTGAGCGATACCTTCCAGAAGCTGCGATCAAAAGTCTCAGCCCGGCTGAGTACGCTGCTACAACTCGTGCAAAGCGTGCTGGCAAAAAAGCCGGGAAGCAATTCGTAGCACAGCCCAAGACCATCGCAAAGAAAACAGCAGGTTTTAGATAATGGCAACTTCAGGGCTCTCCAATTTCAACCTCGACTTGACGGAGATCGTTGAGGAGGCGTTTGAGCGCGTGGGCTCTGAGATGCGTACGGGCTATGACTTGCGCACTGCCCGCCGGTCGATGAACTTGATGTTTGCTGATTGGGCCAACCGTGGGCTGAACATGTTCACCTACGAGCAAGGTTCGATCGTACTGGTGCCGGGCCAAGCAACGTACAACCTGCCAGAAGACACCGTAGACCTGCTGGAGCACGTCATCCGCACGGGCGCGGGGAGCGCTTCGACACAGGCTGACCTGACCATCACGCGTATCAGTGTTTCTACCTACGCCACGATCCCCAACAAGCTACAGCAAGCCCGCCCAATTCAGGTGTGGATTGAGCGCTTGAACACCCCAAGATTTACTGTTTGGCCCGTGCCAGACAACACCCAGACCTACACGTTTGTGTACTGGCGTCTGCGCCGCATCCAAAATGCGGGTAATGGCGTCAACACCATGGACATGCCCTTCCGCTTCCTGCCCTGCATGGTGGCAGGCTTGGCCTATTACTTGGCGCTCAAAGTGCCCAACGGTACAGAGCGCTTGCAGGTGCTGAAGCAGCAATACGATGAGGCTTGGGACTTGGCCAGTTCCGAGGACCGCGAGAAGGCGGCTGTGCGTTTTGTGCCCCGCCGCCAGTATCTGGGGAGCGGCACGTAAATGGGCAATCGGTTTGCCAGCGCCAAGAACTCAATCGCCCAGTGCGATCGTTGTGGTTTCCGCTTCAAACTCACGGAACTGCGCAAAGAAATCATCAAGACCAAGACGTACAATCTCTTGGTTTGCGACTCCTGTTTTGACCCAGATCAGCCGCAGCTCCAGTTGGGTATGTACCCAGTGGATGATCCGCAGGCGGTGCGCAACCCACGCAACGACACGACATACGTCACTGCCGGGCCTAACGTGGCAGGCTTTCCAACAGGCGGCAGCCGGGACATCCAGTGGGGTTGGGCACCGGTTGGCGGAGCCCGGTTCTTTGAAAACGAGTTAACCCCCAACTATTTGGTATTGACTACAGCAGTCGGCCAAGTGACAATCTCAACATCTTAAGGAGCCTGATATGAAACATGACGACGCAAAAGCAGACATGAAAATGGACAAAATGCAAGACAAGAAGATGATTAAATCTGCTGTCGGCAAGCACGAGAAAAACATGCACCCCGGCCAAAAGCCCACCAAACTTCGCGCTGGGGGCAAGACCAACAGCGACATGCTGAAGATGGGCCGTGGCTTGGCTAAAGTTGCAAACCAAAAAGCAAAGGGGTAATCATGGCCAAGATCAACAACCTCCCCGCTTCTGCATACGCCAAGCCCCACACAATGTCGGGCAAAACCGTTACAGCGGTGTTGCCCAAGGTCAATGCCATGAAGCACATGCTGGACACCAACGTGTCTGTGGCGCACAACCACAGCAACGAGTACCCTGAAACCAAAACCTCGGGCATCAAAATCCGTGGTACTGGCTGCGCCACCAAGGGCACCATCGCCCGTGGTCCCATGGCGTGAGGTAGGGAATGAACTACACCCAGTTGACCGCTGCGATCTGCGATTACACGCAGAACTTTGAGCAGGACTTTGTTGCAAACATCCCGGTGTTTGTTACGCAGGCCGAGCAGCGCATCTACAACACGGTGCAGTTCCCTTCGTTGCGCAAAAACGTCACGGGCACTACGTCTACCAACAACAAGTACCTGTCATGCCCCGGAGATTTTTTGGCGTCTTACTCGATTGCAGTGATTGATGCCACGGGCGCGTACGAGTACTTGCTGAACAAGGACGTGAACTTTATCCGGCAGGCGTACCCAACGCCAACTTCTACGGGCATTCCAAGATACTACGCGCTGTTTGGGCCAACAACTTCGGGTGTGACTGTAACGAACGAACTGTCTTTTATTCTTGGGCCGACACCCGACGCCGTTTACAGCGTTGAGCTGCACTATTACTACTACCCCGAGTCAATTTCGGTGGCGGCATCTGGGCAGTCATGGCTTGGAGATAACTTTGACTCTGTGTTGCTGTACGGCTCTTTGGTGGAGGCGTATACCTTTATGAAGGGCGAGACAGACATGTTAACGTTGTACAACACTAAGTACACTGAAGCACTCGCACTCGCTAAACGTCTGGGCGATGGGCTGGAGCGTCAGGACGCATACCGTTCGGGACAATTCCGACAGGCGGTGACTTGATATGGCGTTTGACCAGACACTCACCACGAGCTTCAAGCAGGACATCCTGCTTGGGGTTCACGACCTTGATACAGACACGCTGAAGATGGCGCTGTATTTGGCCACAGCCGACCTTGGCGCAGCTACTACGGTATATACCACAGCAGGGGAAACGTCCGGTACGGGCTACACCGCTGGCGGCAACACGCTGACTGGCGTAACGGTGCTGACTGCAGACACCACAGCTTATGTGGACTTCGCTGATCCAACATGGAACCCAGCCAACTTTACAGCGCGTGGAGCGCTCATATACAATGCCAGCAAGGGCAACAAAGCCATTGCGGTGTTGGACTTCGGTTCGGATAAAACCGCAACCACCACATTCACCGTGCAGATGCCCGCGAACACGGCAACTTCGGCACTCATCCGTATTTCATAAGGACCCATCATGTTTAATGAAACCGCCCGCTCTACGGACATCGTAGCCGCAGCCTTGGCAACTGCAAAACCTGTGACTGAAAGCGCTGGCGCTGCAGGCGTTTACACGCTGCAATGCTTTGACAAAGACGGCAAGCTAAAGTGGGAAGAGAGCTCTCACAATTTGGTGGTCAACGTCGGCCTGCAGGACATGAACGCTAAGTACTTTGCGGGTAGTTCGTACACCGCAACATGGTTTATTGGCCTGATTGACGGTCCGGGTTCCGGCACTACGATTGCGGCTGGCGACACCGCAGCCTCTCACGCTGGCTGGAATGAAAACACCGGGTACAGCAACGCAACCCGCCCTGCGGCTACATTTGGTACGGCCACCACAGCCAACCCATCCGTGCAGACCAACTCTGCGTCACCTGCTTCGTTTTCAATCAACGCCACTTCTACAATTGCTGGCGCGTTTTTGATCAGCAACAGCACCAAGGGCGGCACTACCGGCATCTTGTTCTCGGCCTCTGACTTCCAAGCCCCCGGCGACCGCTCGGTGGTGTCAGGCGATACCTTGAACGTGACCTACACATTCAGCTTAACAGCGACTTAATCAGGAGTTAAATCATGGCAACAAAATTTGCAAAAGGCCAAGCTGTCAAATTGATCGCAGT